GGATAGGTGTCGAACGTTCTCTAGGATCTCTTTTCTAGAGTATCCCATCTGGTTTAGAGGCAGGCTTCCAAGACCCGGAAAGCCGCCGACTGTCAAGTGACGCGACAGCTTCTCAGATCCATTGTCTATTGATATAGGTGCAGGTACCGGCGATGATTCTGCCTTAGTGTTGTTGCTAGAGCCGTCATACCCTACGTTGCCGCTGCTGCCTACGGTGCCGGCCGAGTCTCCCTTGGAGTAAGGAGTTCCACCAGACGCGTTTCCACTGGCAGTAGCCTTGGCGTTCGCGTCGGGAGTGTCTCCCTCGTTCTCATAGAGTGACATCTCGTTCTGAGACATCTTCTTTGCGTTGAGTGGGAATGTTGGAGATATCCTCTCGGTAGTCATAGTGTCGATGATTGTGTTTGTGTCTGGCCACTCTGCTGCAGGCGGCGTCTCGATGTCTGGAACAGCCCTCTGAGACGTAACCTCTACCGGACGTACTGACTGCGCAGAAGAAGCAGCTTTGTTTAGGTCGATAGTAGATCCTCGAATATCGATGGCACCTGTAGCGTTGAAGTTGAATGCGCCCGTAGTACTCTGATTCATTGAACCCGAAACGAAGTTCATCTCTCCAGTAGAGCTGAGCTTAGTTACGCTGGACCTGACGTCTGCTAGGTTAGTAGCGTCTACGTATACCGTGTCAGAAGCAGAAGTTACTACGTTTGCGCCCCTGATAGCTAGAGTCTGCGCTGCCTCTACGGATACGTCGTGTAGGCCGCTGACGTACAGCGCACCCTTAGATGCGAGAGTAGTATCGTCGTTTGACAGAAGAGAGAGCTTTCCAGAAGTAACTTCAAAAAAAGAATCCTCGATGCTGTTTACGAGCATGCTCTTTGATGCGTATAGCTTGATATCGTGGTCTGCTCTAGCCTCGATAGAATGTCCGGTATCAAACCTTATATCCCCTACAGACTGTACTCTCTTGCTTCCTGCAATCGTCTCGCGAGACACGCCGCCGATAGTCTGCGAGTAGTCCTTGACTACCTCGACAGTCTTGGCACCGTCTACAGACTCCGAGAAAGAACCACCAACGTCGAGTACGAAGTCCTTGCCGACGTTCATGAACATGTTCTGACCAACGTTGAAGGTCATAGAACCCTCAGTCTCGATGGTGATGTCAGAGTGTCCCTTTAGTATGAGTCTTCCCTGCGCCGAGACGACGCCGTCGCCCCTGTTAGAGTGAAGGCCGAATCCCTTACGACTAGTAGGCATCAGGAATATAGACCCGTCTACGTCTATCATTATCTGAGCGCCAGAGTGGTGTACAATCTCGATACTCTCAGAGCCCGGAGTGCCGTGAATCGCTATCTTGTTTCCAGTTGCAGTGATGAATCCCTTACTGTCTTCTGGAGTACCGACACCCCTCTCGACGCCGGTGCCCGGACCTGAAAAGACCTGAGTAGTATCAGACGCCTTGCCACCCTTCTTTACAGATACCTCGTATGTAGACTCTGGTGCAGAGTTGAGAGTAGTAAAGCTGTAGCCAGACGACAGGCCGTCTCCCTCGGGATTGGTTACTCCCTTGGTCTCAGCCCTGTTACTGTTGAATCCATCTTCTGTAGACATTCAGTCACCCTAGATAGTTAATGTATGTTGCGCGCGCTATTTGGTTTAGAGTAGAGTTGTCAGAAGTTACGCTTGCAGTAGAAGTCCTGTTGGCGAGAGATCTCAGTATCGAGTAGATGGCCAGCTTCTGTCTCTCAGTCATGTAGAACATAGGATACCTAGGACTCTTCTCGTTGATGAAAGTGTCTAAGCCGCCTTCTAGCATGACTGTAGCCTGCGTAGGTATAGAAGACTTTAGACTGTATATAGTACCGTCTATGCTTATGACGAAGTCTGCATTGAGAGAAGATAGATCTACTGCCTCGTCCCTCAGACTCTGGCTCGTAGTAAAGCTGAGAGTGTTTATCTTAGATACCGTGCCGGGTCCAACGATCTGCATTATCTACCTCTCGAGGTGTCTCTAGGTGTATATTTATAGCTGCTGTACACCTTCTCGGCATAAGAGAGTCTCGGCTTAAATGTAGAGTCGTTGGTGTCGATGTAGCTTCCCTTATAGCACTGCGGCCTCTCAAAGAAGCACATTGCCATGGTAGCCTCAGTGAAGTTCTTTGCTACCATTATTCTCTTGAATGCATGGTTCTCTGATCCCATGAACTCATCCCACATGTGAGATACCTGCTGGGCCAGGTCCGGCGAGTTTCCGTACTTACGCTTGAGTGCAGTAAGTCTGTCGAGTCTCCACTGACACAGGCCATATGCAGCCGCACCCTTGTCGTTTGGGTTTCCAGAATTAGGGTTTGCGTTGCTCTCTGCGAGGATGTTTCCAAGTATGCCAGACACCTGCGCGTGTATGTTGCCTCCGGACTGACCGCTCTTCTCTATCAACTCATAGACCATGTTGTATATCTTCTCTGCGTTAGTGTTCCCCTGAACGTTCAAAGAACTAGAAGACACAGTAGAAGATGCAGATCCGTCGGCAGGTGAACCCGGCGTCGTCGTCCTAGGCATGTCGGTATTGTTTGAGCTGTTGACGCCGCCGTTCATCACTCCTACGATTACAGGCTGCTGACAGTCGTCGCCGTCGGCAAAGAATCCCATGACCCACGTTCCGGGCGTAAGGCCGTGAGAGAGGTTGCCTCCTGAAGTCTGACCTCCAGTAGTAGGGTACAGCACGACTGCTTCTGGCAGGTCACCGTTCGATACGTCTAGGGTATCGTCCATCCTGTGAATTCCAAATATCCTTACCCTGACGCGGTTCTTGTCGGTGCCCTTATCCCTGACGACGCCGACGAACCACTTGAACTTATCACCATAGTAGTCAAGATGCATGTTAGGCCCCGTTGCTCTCTCTTATATTGCCAGCACCTGGATTGAACAGAGACTTGGTGTCAACCGACTGCGCGTAGGAGTCCTTATTGATCCTGAGAGTAGTAGAGGTGACGCCGTCCAGCCTGATGTTGTTCTTTATCTCGGTTATGACGTAGTATCCAGAGAGGTACGGGTTCTCAAGTGCTTGGTTGAATCCGTGGAATTCTGGAAAGTGCACGAATATCAAGTCGCCGGGTCTGTGCTTCAAGTCTGTGTACACGACTATAGAGATGTCAGTCTGCATGTACGCTACAGAAGATGAGGCGCTCCTGCCGAACCTATTTCTCAGACTCGGCTGAGACAGGTCATCGTAGTTGTTGACTATGTACTTGACTCGCGCGTTCTTCTCGTTCCTGTTATCGTCCGACACTACGTCTTCTATGTACTTCTTAGTATTGAGTGGCGAGGTCTCGAGCGGGTTGAACTCATTGTCCCTTATGTTGAACTTAGTAAGCCTGTGATCTTTCTGATGCATGCTTACCTCGACGTACTCGTTGTTGAAGTATCCCGACATGATCTTTTCAAGCGCAGCGTATCTCTTGTTGTACTTGAAGTTCAGTATGAGTCTGTCTTCAGAGAAGCCTCTCTGTACTAGACTCTGAAAGTAGTTCCTATCGTTGAGCATCGCCCTGTCGGCTATGTAGAAGTAAGGGTTTAGCTTTGCGGTCTCTCTAGCCTGATCGTCGAGAAGTCCTCTCCACGATGGTCTCTGTAGAGCCTTGTAGGTAAAGCCCGGCTTGTAGTGAGTCTCATCGTCAGATATACTTCCGGAAGCGAGAGTCTCGTAGAACAAGAAAGTATAGTACTTCTTGTCATCTGCAGATACGCAGTACTTAGTCAGCCACTCAATTGCCGCGAACGGCGGTATGTTGGGGATGATGAGGTTTCTGTTTATCATGCTGTTCGAGAATACGTTGAAGTCTTTATTCGACTTCAGTGTATTTGACACGATGTCTTTTATCATGTTCTCGATATTGTCTTTATAGCACCTGGATATGCGCTTCTTGGCGTTGACGTACGCCTCGGTAGATACTAGGTCGATAGTATACGCGCTCATTCTGTTGGTTGAATCTACTAGAACGTCGGTGATAGCAGATATGACGAACTCTATCTGAAACAAGTCTGTACCGTTCGGCTCATCGTTGTTCTGTCTTAGATATACAGTTATCGTCTCTTCGCCGGTAATCGGGTAGTTAGTAAGCAGGTCGACAGGGTCGTTGAGTGTTATCGCTCCCTTCAGTACAGGAGAGAATACTGACTGATAGATGTTTACCTCGAGCACCTGGGGCTTGATGCTCATGGGGTCGCTGCCATCGAACTTCTTTATAGTGATGTCGTAGAAGCCGGCAAAGAATGGATTTGAACTTACGTCACTCATTTATTAAATATGCTACCTAGCTCGGTCTCGATCTGTCCAAGGTATATCGGCGAGAGCAGCTGTATAGACCTCTTTGAATCGTTAACCCTTACTTCTTCGTCGTAGATAGTGACTGCAGACCAGCCAGCAGTATTGTCTATCATTGCGTGCGTGTCAGGCGACATCTTCCAGCTCTTCCTCGCGACGTCTTCTCTACTGTCAGAAGTGATGCCGGTATACTCATAGTAAGATATGGTATTCATCAGCTCGTACTTAGTCTTACCGTACTTCTTCTGCATGAACAGGTCTAGATCGTTGCTGCTGAGTGGCCAGTCATAGTACGGGTCGACTATAGAGTTGCTGAAGTACACGACCCAGTCGTAGAACGGCGATCCATAGACTTCGCCTGCCACCATGTCGGGTCTATACGCATCCTGCACGATGTAGGGATAGAAAGCGTTCTTCTTTGCAAACACTTCTGCCACTATAGCGGACTTCAGAAGAAGGTTTCTAGCAGTGATGCCGTTGTAGCTTATCTTTGGAAAGTTCTTAAAGTAAGCCATTAGTTATCCATTATTCAAAAGATTAGTCATCTTGACCGCCATGTAGTATGTTTATAGTAGGTGTATTTGTATCTCTTTGAAAGCCACCTTCGTATGTCTCGCGAGTAGCCATATCGATCTCAGCAAATGTCATCATTAAGTCGACTACTACTGGCATTCCATTCTTATAGAAAGCAACACCATTTGGAGAAGCATTGACTTGAAAGTCAGTCAAGAAAGAAGGACCTACTTTTGGGTATCCAAGAGCAGAATTTAATTTAGAATCATATCCGACAGTAAATAGTTTTGGGTAGTCTAGAGCAAAAGAATTCAGTGTCTTGTTGTAAGTTGGGTGCATATCTAGTCTTAATCTATTAATATACTTATTAAGTAAATCGCTCTCTGCAGCATTCCTTGGAGACACCCTGAATATGAATGAGAACGTTCTGAGATTCATTCCATTGAATAGAAGTACAGTCTTTGGGTTCTTTACTACACCACCAAAAGCTCCTATGTAGGGTTCGGCTGTGTTTAGTGCACCCAACGCAGCTGCTCCAACTCCAGCAGCATTTCTTAGTCCATTTCTAACTGCATCTCCAAGTGAAAGTTCAGATCCGCCTGAAGTTTTATTTGAAACTGCTTTTAGTGAAAGAAAAAGACTACCTATCGTAGTAAGTGCTGCAGCTGTTGCAATACCAGCAGTAATTCTTCTGTCTCTATAGTCTGAACCATCCCAATTCATAACAGTTTCAATCATATTTCCAGCTATATCTAGATTATCGTGACTAGTAACTGAAGAATAGTGATCCGATGGAAACTGAATCGGAAGCGGCATAGTATAATGTGAGGCATTTACTGTTTTTGGCTGATCACCGGGTCTAGTCCTAGTATAATCAAAAGAAGTCAATACAGTATAGTAATCTCCATTAGTAAGTGAAGGTGTTGACACATAAATTGGAATGGTGATATTGAGTGTCATCTAAGATTCCTCTATAAATATTTCAATAGTATTTATAGAGGAATCGTATGTCTTATAAGGGAAAGTTCAGCCCGAAGTACCCAGCAAAGTACATCGGTGACCCAACTAACGTGATATACCGGAGCCTATGGGAGCTCCGCCTGATGAGGTACTTTGACCAGCACCCAGCAGTACTCAAGTGGGGTTCTGAGGAGATAGTCATACCGTACAGGTCACCAGTAGACAA